ATTTATATCTCCCTTATGCTGCGTTATAACGGGCAGTGACGATTGCTTCAGGGCGAAGAATCTTCCTACCGTATAGATGCATACCACGAACAATGTCAGCAAAGCTGTCAGGGTCACGATATGTTTCTGTTTTGTTGATCTGCTCTGCAGTTGCAACAGCCGAGTCATGACCAGCTACGATAATACCGCAATTAGTCAATTGGTTAGCTGTACCTGCTGTACCTGCCCCAGTGCCTAGTGCTGGCAAATTGGAAGAGGAATACACACGGAAGCCGTGGAAGTTGCTTACAGCAAGACCATTACGCAGTCCACCTGATTCACCGAAATCAGCGTTCATGAAGCGTGAATCTTCATCAGCAAGGATTTCCATAAACACCGGGTCCACGATCAGCCATCTACCTTGTGAGTCAACCTGCTGTTGGTCAAGCAGACGCTTCATACGTGCAACAATCATTGCAGGAGAAACGGTAGCAGTTGGCAGCGAAGTCGCTCCCGGCATACGTGCAGTCACAGGAATTGAGTGAGTGCCAGCAGAGGCAGTAGTGATGTTGCCAAAGTCACCTTTATGCAGTTGCATAGAGGACAGCAGTTCGTTAGCACCTGCAGTAGCTACAGCCTTAGAACCATTAACAGTAGTGTTAAGGGTATCACCTTTGCTGTGCAAAGAAGATTGCTTGTAGCCTGACATGTATGCAAGCACTTCTTGATCATGGTTGTCAGCCAAACGATAGGCTGCACGATCAGTTGCAAGTTGCATGAAATTGACGTGGCTGTGGGCCTCTTCAATATCGTCCATTTTAAAAGCAAAGTAATTAGCTTTGTCAATGACTAAATTAAAATCGTCATCCTGCAAATCTTGTGCTGTGACATTTGTGCCACGTGCATACTCTGAAACAGAAATTTCTGGTTCTTTAATAATCTTGACGGTATCACCTTGAGCAGAAATCTCACCGAAATAATCTGAATTGGTTACATCGCCAACGATAGTGGACTTGCGGAATGCAAGTTGTACTTTTTTGGAATAGATTACAGGGCTAAAATTACCGTTTGGTAAGTTCCCATAACCTGTTGCTGTTGTAAAAGCCATGAGTATATCCTCCATTGAATGTTTTTGGCTTAGGTTTAATTAAGCTAAAACAGTTAGATTCAAGAGGCTGTACTTTCTAGGGTAGCGTTATAGTAACGGGCCTGTAATTGTTCAGGTAAGTCTTAACTAAAATGTTTTGCTTAGGGTATACTAAAGTAAAAGGTAGCTACTTATAGTAGGGCTTCTATATAGTATTTATAGTGACACCCATAGTTATACTTATTAAACTATGAGTGTCAAGTATTTATTTTAATTATTTATCTTGCGCCACCAGAAAGATCATAGATAAATTTTCCAGTACGTTGAGATTCCATAATTGCATCCATGTTACTTTCAAACTCTTTGTCATTCATCCTCTTGACTTGAGACTCACTAAAGGAACCATCTAGGTCTGCAGTGTCAGGTTTAGTAGCACGTTTGTTAACTACTGCCTTGGCTGCATCCTTAGTAGCCTTCTTGCGAGACTTGGTATCCATACCCTTGTCAGATTTGTAAAGATCAATAACACGAATAACAGAACGTGGATCATCTTGGTTTTCATATAAGGCATCCTGTACCCACTTAGGCTGTTCCCCTGCCCAATCGTGAAACTCGTCACTCTCTTTGAGATCATCAAAATCACTGTGTGCAGTACGAATACTATCAAGAGACTTGTTACGATCCGCTTCAGCAGTCATCTCATCAATCTGTTGAAGCCGATCTTCTGCGTAGCTAAACTTCTCTTGTGCTTTCTTCTCAGCAATAGTCTCAACGATAGCAGCTACATCAGGATACTTATCAGCCCACGCTTGAATGTCTTCATCCGACTTAGGAGGACGCACAACACCTTGCTCTTTAGCGTTCTCTAGCTGTGTCTTAATAGCCTTGAGTTCTTCTGCTTGTCGCTGTTGCATCTTACGTAGATCATCATAACGTTTCTTATAGGTACGCTCTTCACCTGTATCAGGAGCCTTCTCTTCTTTTGCTTCTACAGGTTCTGCTTTTTCTTCTACCTCTTCTTGCTTGGAATCAAGTTCCTCTAGTTCAGCCTCTGCTTCTGCAATACGCCGTGCGTTAGCGTTACTGTGCTTTGAGTCTACAAAACCCGCTACTTTAGGTTTCTCCATTACTGTCATTTCTGCTGGCATTTTTAGTTCCTTGTGTTACGGCCTAGTACCTAAGCCTTTACGTTTCTTCTTCTTCGCTGGTTCGTTTGCAGTTACGTAGCCCCCGTTAGCGTAACTCTTAGCTTTTGGTTTATTTAGTAAGCCACCTTTGTTAAAATCTGCTTTTCCCTGATCAGGTTTAGCTGCGTCTTCAAAGTCTTTTTCTGTTTTACCGCCGCCATAATCATAACCACCACCACCACTACTAGAACTACCATCTGTACCAGCACCCGTAGTACCTGCACCTACACCTGTACCGCCGCCTGTAGAACCACCGCCTGTACCGCCACCGCCGCCGCCACCGCCGCCGCCATTGCCACTTCCCCCCTTTACTGGACGAGAAGCGGCGGCAAAGGCTGCTGCTTTTGCTGCTGCTTGTCTTGATTTTTCTGCAGCCTCTTCTTCTTTACGTACTCTTTCTTCTCTCCTAAAGTCTGCAGAGGATTGTTGTTTAGCAGTAAGCCCCTGTATCTTTTCATCTACATTAACTACTGCATCTTTACTTTTCTTTACACTAATTACAGGATTACCGTCTACTTCAGCCTCTTTTGCAGCAGCAGCAGCATTCTCTTCTGCCTTTTTAGCCAGCTTACCTGCAACCCAGCCTGTTGGTCCTGAACTTGCAATGCCACCTCGTTTTACTAATTCTACAAGTTTTGCATATTCAGCACTATTCTTGTCCGCTTTTTTTAGTTTCTCTTCAGCAGCCTTACCAATTTGAATACCTCTTGACCTCATAGTAGCTTGAACTGCAATACCTCCTAGTGCACCTACAGGACCAAGCAGCATTCCTAAATTAGCAAATCTGTTTACCGTGTTGGCACTTTCCATAGCAGCTTTTAGTTCATCAGTAGTCATCTTACTAAAGTTTGGTGGAGGGGTAGGCTCCGTGTCTCCTTTAGGTTCGGGGCCAACCCTAGAGTTATCACCAGTTTGTCGTTCTTTTTCTTCTACAGGCTGATTAGTAGCCTGTGCTGTAGGCGCAGTCGCAGCAGGAGGTGTATACAACTCAAAACCTGCTGGGGGTGCAACACCCTCTGCAAGTTCTAAAATACGCCCGTCTGCATTGACGTACTTAATCATCTTTAAGCCTTCTGTATTATTCGCCAGAAAACTAAACATGTCAGTTGCAGGAGTAAACCCTATTGTCATCCAATCTTGAAAATTAAATGTAGAGTTTGGCGCAGTTACAAGTGAACCTTCATCTGCTAAATATTCAACCTCTTCATTGTATAAACCTTTGAATTGAGGTAAAGCATCAAAGTCAGCTAAGACCTGTTTCATCTGTGCAGGTGTAACACTATCCCCTTCTGCTGCAGATGCACGTGCTTTCTCTTCAAAGTCAAAAGGATCACCTGCAACCATACCACCTTCAGCCATGCCTAAAGTAACCTGTTTCTCATCCATGATAGGCTCTGTTGTTACGTTAGGCTTATTAGCTTTCTCCATATCTTCAGCAGTTTTGTCAGCACCTGTAGTGTTAACCTTAAGACCTTTAGTAGCTAACATCTGTTGTAACTCAGGATTAGTTCTCACTAAACCCATAACACCTTTTAGTGCTTCCGCTACTTTACCTTCTTCGTAACCCCCGTTAGCGTAACGTTTAACAACACCGCCTTCAGCCATGCCTACAGTAACACCTTGAGCATTTAACACCTTGTTAACTGTAGGGTCTGTCTTGGCTGCATTGATAATCTTATCCATCAAGCCACCATCAGCCATGCCAGTAGTCAGCATACCTTTTAGTTTCTCAAGGTCTTCATCTGTAACAACCTCATCGTCATTGTAAACTTCTTCAGGCACAGGCTCACCACCAATGCGCCCATCTTCATCCATAGCAGCAAGACCTCTCTTAGCTTCCATGCGTAGGTCTTCAAAAAGCTTAACACCAAAGAAACGTACAACGTCAGCAGGTACAACATACTCGCCTTCACTTAGTTTAGCGTCAATGTCATCCCGTACCTCTACAGGCAAAGACCCCGGAGGTACATCGTTACCCGATACAGGGTCAACCTTTTCATCTGCATCACTCATGAACGCCATACGTGTTTGATCTTCAGCCATCTGCGTTAACCTCTTCTCTCAATGTTTTTAATTTGCGTAAGGCACTGGCCTGACCTTGGAACCTAAATAAAGCTTTTTGATCTTCAGCTTGTTCCATGTTAGTATGCACCATATTAATTTTGTTGTCAAGCATAATACAGAAAGAATCCCATAAAGACTTGTCATTAACTAACTTCTTTAATTTACTCATGCGCTGGGCCTCTGTACTAATCCACCTTTGTTTAGACGTAGTTTAGCTTTCTTTGGGTCTAACTTCAAGTCTTTAATGTTGATAGATGTACCTTGTACTTTTACATCACCTGCGGCATCAGCTTTCGCAACTCTTTTAGCAAAATCCCCACTAGGAAATCTTTCTGCCGTTCTCCTATTAGCAGCAGAAATATCTGGCCTATAAACTAAATCTTTCTTACCTATCTTTACTTGACTACCCAGTTCAGCTTTCAATTGCTTAAGAGCTTTCTCAAAGGCAACTACATAAGTATTGTGAAACCCTGAACCCTTGGCTATAGATGCTTTGTAATTATCTGAGTCTATAGGAAATCGTTTTGCTGCAAGTTTCTCAATAGGTGGTAGTACTATCTCATCAATACCTTTAGACTTAGCATCAGCAATAATAGACTGCAATAGTACTCGTACAGAGTCAGTCAATTTAGGAATAGGTGTATCCTTTTTACTTGTAGTCATCAAGGCTTTACCTATGACATCATTTGCCTCATCCATAACGAGACCTAATATATTATCTTTGCCTGAGAAATTATATACGTTAAGCTTCTTTTTTGCCATTGCCTCAAAGTATTGTTTTATAGCAAACAAGTTGGATTTTGGTTTTACGGACAAAATATCACCAAAGGGATTTGTAACAGGCAGTAAGTCTGCGTCCTCAAATATCTTTTGAATAGCTTTATCTGCTTCAGATTCGCTAAGTTTTCTATTAGTCCTTATAGGTAAGTACTTGTTAAACATAAAATCTTCAAAGTCTTCAAATAGAGTTCCCGGCATATCAAACTCAGGTTTAAAAGCTATGTCTTCCATAGCAGACTTAAACTCTTTTCGGTACTCTTCGGTAGCCTCACCAATAACTTTGCTAGGATTATCTGACATATTTTGTATTACGTCAGACTGCAGTTCTTCTATCAAAATGTAATCTGGTCCCTCGTCAGGAGTTCTCGCATTGTAAAGACCCTCTGTTTCAGCTTTAGAACCTAACAAGTTTTGCCTTAAACTATAACGAGTGTGTGCTAAGTTAGAACCACCGTGATGTGTCATTAGACCTAAATCTTCACCTA